TTGGGTTACAGCTTCAAGTGTTGCAACAGCTAGAAAACAAGGAACTGGAGCAGGGACAGCTTCTGCCGCATTATTTTTTGGAGGAATTTTACCTCCAGGTCCTTCAAATTCAACAGAAGAATTTACAACTGGATCAACAAGTGTAAACGCTAAAACATTGACAACTGGCTAAAAATAGTTATATTAGAAAGTATATATGAAAGGAGTAATATGACAGAAAAACGTAACATACATGCATTAATAGAAAAAGAAGCGCCTAGCTTAAATAACTTACTTGACCCAAATGATGTCAAAGAGTTTAAAGCTATGACAGCGGAGCTTAGAGATACTTGGACAAAGAAACAAGTCTTTAGAACTGAAACAGAAATGAGAATGTCTGTTTTACAAGACATGAAATATCCAACTAAAGCTGCAAAGTATTGGCAGTGTGTTAGAGAACAGAACGTATTCTTAGAAAACTTAATGAGTTTATCTTTTGATTGTAGACGTAATGAAGCTAAAATTAAATGGTTAGAGAAAAAAATAGAAACAGAAAAAGATGAATATAAATTAGAAAAATATAAAATAGATTTAGACGAAGCTAGATATGGTTTGGCTAACATGCAATTAGTTGCAAGAGATCGTATGAGAGAAATTAAACTTTGGTCTACATTAAAAAAAGAATTTAATGATGGATCGTTTGATACTAAAGATGTTAACAGACACCAGTTAGAATCTTATCATCACATTATGAAAAACAAAGCTGAGACATTAACATCAGGTTCTTCACAACCCGAAGTGTTTAATGTATTAGGCCAATTAAAAACCATAGAAAGAGTTAAAAAATCCGGAGAAATGATTTACAACAAGAAAGAACAGTTACAACATGATCTCGGAGCCCAAAAAGAATAAAAAACTTTTCTTTTTAATAGCACAACCTAGATCTGGTAATACTTTATTTGCTAGTATTATGAATCAAAACCCTAAGATAGTTTGCACACCTAATTCTATTACATTAGAAATAATGAAAGAATTATATTTATTAAAAACAAAAGATATATTTCAAAACTTCCCAGACCATAGATCTTTAAACAATGTTATGAATATGGTGTATAATTTTTACTATAAAGACTGGCCACAATCCATAATCATTGATCGTGGACCTGTAATGACGACCGGTAATTTTGGATTAATGCAAAAACATTTTAAAGGTACATTTAAATGTATAGTATTACTACGAGATTTAATGGATGTTTTAGCTAGCTATATGAAATGGTATACAGAAAACCCTGATGCATTTGTTAATAAACATGGATCTAATGATGAAGAAAAACTTATGTATTTAATGAAAGATAATGGAGCTATTGCTAAAGAACTAAAAGCTATACAAAATTCTTTTAATTATAAGGACAGATGTTGCTATATTAAGTATGATGACCTGTGTCAAAATCCTGAAAAAGAGATTAAAAAAGTATACTCTTTTTTAGAGGAGCCTTATTTTAACCATAGGTTTATTGATCTAGATCAAATTAATATTAATGGTTTATCTTATGATGATAATGTGCTAGGAAGAAACATGCATACAGTGAAGAAAGAAAAAATAGAAAAAACATATAACCCTTACATAGAAAAAATACCTCAAAGTATTAAAAAAAAATATGAGCACATTAAATTTTAATTTTATATTTTTAGGTCAGTCGGTATTAAGATATGAAGTACCTCTTGATATATATCACGCCATTAATAAAATTTATGAAAACCACAGAAATCAATTACCTCGAGCTAACCCACAGTTGGTAGGTAAAATTAACAATGAACATTCTTTATTTTTTAATGGGCCACCTAATAATAAAATGCACCCACACAATCATTTAACAAGAGATATAATAAAATGGTTTCATATGGTAATGGCACATTACCTAGAGTGGAATAAAATCAAAGGATATAAAATGCATTTAAATTCAGTATGGGTAAATGAAATGAGAGAACATGAATATAATCCAGTGCACGTGCATCAGGGAAGTATGTTTACAGGACTCTCTTCGGTAATGATTTTAAGCTTACCAAAATCTTTTGGTGTAGAATACTCAGCTTCAGATAAACCACAAAATGGAAGACTCCAAATATTAGGTTCATCTTCTGGACAATTTTCTAATGTTGATTATGAGCCTAGAATGAAAGAAAGAGATTTTTATATATTTCCATATGACACGAGACATTGTGTGTATCCATTTAATGGACCTGGATTTAGAAGAACACTTGCATGTAATTGTGATGTGGAATATGACCCAATTAGAAATAGAGGAGTAGAATAATGTACGAAAATAAAATGATTTCAGAACCTAAATGGAAAAGTTGGATAGTTCAAACTACCACGCCATTATTTACACCAGCTCAATGCAGAGAAATTATTGAAGCTGGAAGAAAACAAAAACCACAAACAGCACAGGTGGGTATGGGTAAACCTGGAGGTGGCACAGATACTAAGAAAAGAGTAACTACAATATCATGGTTACCATTTAATGAGATGGGTCATATGTATCAAGACTTAAATGCCTTTATACAAAAATGTAATGAAAATCATTTTGGTTTTGGAGATATTAGAATTACAGAAAATGCCCAGTTTACAGAATATCCTGAAGGGGGTTTCTATGATTGGCATATGGATTGTGATACAAATATGGCTCACGAACCACCTGTAAGAAAAATATCAATGACTCTTTTATTAAATGATCCATCAGAATTTGAAGGTGGAGATTTAGAGTTAATGGCACCAGGTAAATATGCAGAACTTAAACAAGGACATGCAATAGTATTTGCATCGTTTTTAAATCATAGAGTTAATGTTGTTAAACGAGGGGTCAGACAATCTCTTGTTGTTTGGTTTGGAGGTAAACCGTTTAGATGATTAAAGAAGGATTTTTTCCCACACTTATATACGCAGAAGATTTCAAATTAGATACAAATCAAATTGCTCAAAATATTGTTCAATGGTCTAAAGAAGATAAAGGCATTACAAAAACAAACGTCGATGGTTGGCACTCTCAAACAGACATGAATACAAAACCTGAATATAAACCTTTAGTAGATGAATTATTTAGAATGGTACATCAAGTATTTAAAGAAGAATTTTTAGATGGACACCCTACACTCGGTAATATGTGGGCTAACATAAATCCGCCTGGTGGATATAATAAACCACACGTTCATCCTAATAGTTTATTTAGTGGTGTCTATTATGTAAAAACTCCGCCTAATTCTGGTCGTTTAATGTGTAATGATCCTCGACCAGGTATTCAAACATGTATGCCTAACAGAATAAAAGGCCAGCCTCCTAAACATTTATGGAGAGAAATTCATTTACAACCTCAAGAAAATAGAGCCATAATATTTCCAGCGTGGTTATGGCACTCAGTTGAAGCTAATAAATCTAATGAAAACAGGATATCTGTTAGTTTTAATTTTATACAACATGGATTTTAATAATGGCGTTTAATAAATATCACGTAATTAAAGGGGCATTAAATTATGAATTAGCCAACTTTATCTTTAACTATTTTCTACTTAAAAGAGATGCCGTTCATTATATGTATAAAAATAATATAACTTATGACACAGGTATGTTGGGAACATGGTCAGATAGACAAGTTATGAATACTTATTCTCATTATGCAGATCCTGTTATGGAAACATTATTAATGAAGATGCTTCCCGTAATGAAAAAAGAGACTGGATTAGATCTTATTCCAACCTATTCATATTCAAGAATATATAAAAACGGAGATATTTTAAAACGTCATAAGGATAGACCAAGTTGTGAGATATCAACTACCCTTAATTTAGGGGGTGAACCTTGGCCCATATTTATAGATGGGACAGGTGCTGACTCAGTCATCGATGAATACAAACAAATACATAAACCTAACGCTCCTCCAGGCACAAAAGTCCTACTTGATGTTGGCGATATGCTGGTATATAGTGGATGTGAATTAGAGCATTGGAGAGAACCGTTTGAAGGTAATACTTGCGCACAAGTGTTTCTTCATTATAACCATGTAAATGGTCCTTTTGCTGAAAAAAACAGGTTCGACAAAAGGCCGATGTTAGGACTTCCGCCGATAGCGAAGTCATAATATTATGGAGTTATATGTTACAAAAATTAGGTTTTTTACCTGGATTCAACAAACAAGTTACAGAGACTGGTGCAGAAGGCCAATGGTTTGATGGTGACAATGTTCGTTTTAGATATGGTACTCCCGAAAAAATAGGTGGTTGGACTCAACTAGGCGACGATAAGTTAACTGGTGCGGCTAGAGCTATTCATCACTGGGATGATAACGCTGGTATTAAATACGCAGCTATAGGAACCAACAGAATTTTATATGTTTATTCAGGGGGAGTTTTTTATGACATCCATCCAATTAGAACTACTCTAACAGGAGTAGATTTTACAAGTACATCTTCATCAACCACCGTTACAGTTACTTGTAGTGGTACTCATGGACTAGCTGAAAATGATATTGTTATGTTTGACGCAGTAAGTGGAGTGACTGCAGTAGGATCAACTTATAATGATGCTACTTTTGAAGATCAAAAGTTTATGGTAACTTCTATTCCTACTACCACAACCTTTACAATTACGATGGCGGCTCAGGAATCAGGGACACCTTTATCTAATAGTGGCTCTGCTTCAGCTCTATGTTATTATACTGTAGGACCTTCACAACAATTAGGTGGTTATGGTTTTGGAACAGGATTATTTGGTGGTACGGCGTTAGGGCCAGCAACTACAACACTAGCTTCTGGTATTAATGACGCTGTAACTGATATTCCTTTAACCAACTCTGCTGCTTTTCCATCTACTGGAGAGATTAGAATTGGATCAGAAGATATAAGTTTTACAGCTAATAATACTTCTACAAATATTTTAAGTGGAGGTGCCAGAGAAGTTAATGGTACAACAAAAGCATCACACAGTGGAGGAGATACAGTAACAAACATATCTGATTATGTTGCCTGGGGTGAAGCATCTTCTGCTGACTTTACTATTGATCCAGGTTTATGGGTATTAGATAACTATGGAACAAAATTAATAGCACTTATTTATAACGGTAAATGTTTTGAATGGGATGCAGCTGCAGCAGGTGCTGTTTCTACAAGAGCAACTGTATTGGCAAATGCTCCAACTAAATCTAGACATGTGCTGGTATCTACTCCCGATAGACACTTAGTGTTCTTTGGAACAGAAACTACAATTGGGTCCGAGACTACACAAGATGATATGTTTATAAGATTCTCTTCTCAAGAGAGCATTGATCAATCAGATTCATACACGGTTAAAGCAAACAACACCGCCGGTACACAAAGATTAGCAGATGGCTCTATGATTATGGGAGCTATTAAAGGTAGGGATGCTATCTATGTTTGGACAGATACAGCTTTGTTCCTGATGAAATTCGTTGGTCAACCATTTACCTTCTCGTTTGAGCAAGTAGGAACTAACTGTGGATTGTTAGGAAAGAACGCTAATATTGAGGTTGATGGTACGGCCTACTGGATGTCTGAAAACGGTTTCTTTGCATACGATGGTCAGTTAAAATCTTTACCTTGTTTAGTAGAAGACCATGTTTATGATGACTTAAACTCTACATCACGAGATCTTGTGAACTGTGGATTAAATAATCTATTTGGAGAAATTAACTGGTTTTATTGTACTGCTGCTTCTGATGCAGTTGATAGAGTGGTTACTTATAACTATTTAGATTCTACAATTAAAAGACCTATTTGGACAACAGGAACTTTACCAAGAGCAGCATGGCAAGATTCATCAGTGTTTGATAGGCCACATGCTACTTACTATAATCCTTCTGATGATGCCTCGTTCGATGTTACTGGTAATACGGACGGAAGTACTATATACTATAAGCAGGAAACAGGGACCGATCAAATTAATGCAGGCGGAGCAGTGACTGCGGTGATAGGAACCATTACTTCAGGTGATTTTGACATTACTCAAAAGTCATCTAGAGGTGGTGGACACGTTGTGGGAATGCCTGACCTTAGAGGAGACGGAGAATTTATAATGAGAATAAGTAGATTTATACCAGATTTTATTTCACAAACAGGTAATACACAAATTAGTTTTACCACTAGAAATTACCCAAATAGTTCTGGAACTACTACTAATTTTACTGTTGATAATACAACTACAAAAAAAGATACAAGATTAAGAGCAAGATCAATTGCAATGAAAGTTGCAAACACAGGAAGTAATGAAAATTGGAAACTGGGTACATTTAGATTAGACATACATCCGGGAGGAAGAAGATAATGGCTATAGATAAAAAAATAAAATATGACATTCAAGGTGGAGTTAAAAATTATTTAGGTAAACAAAAAGAAGTTAAAGCCCCTTTAAAATGGCAATCTAGTCCTGAGCATCCTACAACAGAATTAGCATATATTACAAAAGCAGAAAAAGATTTACTTGTTAAATCCGATTTACATGGCTCATTAAAAGGTGGGGTCAATAGAGGTCCATCAGGCATCATGAGTTTAAATGGTTGGGGCGATGCAAATGAAGGAATGGCTGATAAAAGTTTTGGTGGTAATGAAAGAAGGGGTACAACAACAACTCAAGACGGACCTAATCCACATAGAGCAAGTGGTACATCACCTAGAACTGTAACAACTAGAACAGTAAATACAATGCCGGATGTAGTTGATCAAAAATATTCTGGTGATGGTTGGTTTAGCGGCTATAGAAATTTAGACGCTAGAGGACAACCTAAGATGGGATTGGCTTATTTAGGAGACAGGCTTAAAAGTTTTGTTCCTGGTGTAATGGGGGCATTCATGGGAAACCCATGGGTAGGCACAGGATTTAATGCTTTAAAAAGTTTTGCACGACCTGGTCAAACTTTAACTGGATGGTGGGGTGACAGACAAAACTGGTCAGGAGATGATGAAGAAGATTTTACAAGTGATTATGCATTAGTAAATGGACAATATAAATACGTTGGAGATCCAATGGACGATACTTTTTCTGAGTTTAGAAAAAGAAATCCATTAGATTTAAGTAATCAAGGTATAGTAGATGTAGAATCAATTAGAGCAATGATAGAAAATGCTAAAAATCAAGGTAGTTCATAATGGCTAAAATTGTACAATCATTAACCAGAGCTGAAGAAGAATATAGCAGAGCTAATCTACAATCATTAGTAAGAGATCTTGATGGTGTAATAACAAAATTAAACTCTTCGTTTCAAGACGAAGTTAAACAAGAAATAGAAGCTAAAAGTTTCTTTTTAGATGCATAATGGCAGTAGTAAATGAATATAAATTCCTTGGCAAAACAACTACATCAGCTGAGTCTGTTGACATGTTGGAACCAGGTGTAAATGAAACAGTAATTGTTAGATCATTACGAGTTACTAATAAATCAGGATCTAATACACCAACAGTTACCATAAAAAATAATGCATTTGAAATAGTTCATACCCAAACATTATCGACATCAGCTAGTGTAGAAATATTAACTTTACCTTTGATTGTAGAAGGAGGCACTAAATTATCCTATACAACAGCAGGAACTATGTCTGATGGTGTAGTCTTTGGAGTAAGTTATCTAAACATCAAGAAGGAGAAAACTGACTAATGGAACTAAAAGAAGCAGAAGTACAATTAACCTATAGACACAAGGAAACTGGAGAGCTTTTTAAGGAAAGAAAAGACTGGGAATCTAAGGGTTATAGGAATGAGGACATGGCACAGGACGTAAAGGTTA